TATTTGGTCTAGATGTTGCCTAACAATATCTTCTTCATAAAGTAAAGATATTTCTCTACTTGCAGTCAACATAGTTTTTAATCTGCTTGGTAAAGTGAGAATATCAAAATTACTCATTTGATTTATCGATCCCATTGTCCAGTTAGGATCTGCATAATAAAATCTGTGAGGATTACTCCAACTGATTATAACTAAGTCGTCTTTTTTAATATCTGGAAGTATTTTGAAAAAGTGATTTACAATTTCTTGATTACCAAATCCACTTACAGCACAACTTTGGGAGGGACAGCCTAATTCTTTTCCTATTATTCCTCCCCAGCCGATTGTGTCTCTTACATACTCTGGATCACCATCTACAATGGTTGTACCATACATAAAACTACACCCAAACCCCCAAATTTTATTAAAGTTCAATGCCATAATCTGTTTTGAATATAGTTTTAAATATATCTTGCCCTGTATTAAAGTTCTCTTTCCATTGAGCAGACTGGTCGGCACCTCCCACAATATCACTAATCCACTTGTATGATGTAAAATGTTTGTTCATATTATGACAAACTTTTGCTAATGCGTATGCCTCCATATCAACACAGTCTACTTCTATAGCAGGTTTTGTTAATTGAAATTGGTCAAACGTCATACAGGTTTTGCCATCTACAAAATCTTCATTGAAATCAAACTGTTGAATATCTTCGTATGGCGTATGCCCTAACGGAACTCCTAAAGGTCTACAATCTATGTCTCCTTGCAAGAATTTAGTACATTTAAGTAACCCTCTAAAGTCAGGATTTATACCTCCAGCACTTCCGTAGTTTACTACGTTTTCTATGTCTGGATTATCGCATAGATATTTCGTGAGTTTCCAGGCGGCATTTACTTTGCCTATACCTGTGTATAATGTGTGTTTGTATTCGATGTCCTCTAATTCGGACTTTAATGCAACTACCAATAATGTGTTCATACTTGTACTTATCTACGACTAAAAAATAGATATTTTTATACAGGAAAATGTGCGTATTAAAACGTGTTATAATTAATTAGATAAATATCAGTATGGCAACATTTAAAGGTTTTAGTACAGTAGATAGAATTGGACCTCCTTTTAATTTAGAAGATTTAGAATTAGTCAAGCAAGACATTTTAAATCAACTTAAAACATCAAAAGGGGAAAGAGTTATGCTACCAGAGTTTGGTAGTATTATACCTGATTTGTTAATGGAGCCTTTAACAGAAGCAACCATTGGTTTTGTTAAAGATGACGTTACAGAAATTGTAAACGCAGACCCCAGAGTAAATTTACTTAATTTAAATGTTTCCGCAATGGACAACACATTAAGATGTGAAATTCATTTGGAATATAAACCAGACCTTACAGAAGATATACTTGTAGCAGAATTTGAAGCAACTACAGGCGTATCACTGAATAGTGGTGGAATTGAATCCACTCAAGGCACAACAACGTATTAGGTAGAGTATGGCGCAGGACATAAGACAAAATAATTTATTCGCCGCAGAAGATTGGCAGACAGCCTATAAGGCATTCACTAACGTAAATTTTAAAGCATACGACTTTAACACAATACGTCAGTCTATGATTACATATATCAGGGAAAACTATCCTGAAAAATTCAATGACTACATAGAAAGTTCAGAATTTATTGCAATTATAGAATTGTTAGCATACCTAAGTCAAAATTTAGCATTTAGGGTAGACCTTAACACCAGAGAAAACTTCTTGTCAACTGCTGAAAGCAGAGAAAGTGTGTTACGTCTGGCAAAAATGTTAGGTTATGCACCTAAACGTAATACAGCAAGTGCCGGCATAATGAAAGTAACAGCAGTACAAACTACTCAAGACGTCACAGACAGTTTTGGCAGAAGTATTGCTAACGAACGTGTTAATTTTGATGATGCATCAGAAAGCGAAAGTTATGATAAATTTATCAGCATAATGAATGCTTCATTAAGTACATACAACAAGTTTACAAAACCAGTTGCCAAAGAAATAATAGGCGGCATAAGTTCAGAATTATATCAAGTTAATAGTATACCAGGAACAAACGTAACATTCCCATTCAGTTTAACATTAAACGGCACAGGTGTTCCATATGAAATGGTAAGTGCAGAGTTCAGCGAATCTAAAGCATTTAAAGAAAAAGCACCAGATCCAGATGCACCATTCCAACTAATTTATAGAAATGACGGCAGAGGTCTATCAGGCAGTAATACTGGATTCTTTTTGATGTTCAAACAAGGAACATTAGAATACCAAGACGCAATTTTTGATAAGCCTATAAAAAATAATCAAGTATCAATAGACCAAACTATGATTAATGAAAGTGATGTTTGGGTACAAGAAATAAACAATGCAGGAGAAGTGTTAAATCAGTGGAATAAAGTTCCTAATCTAATTGGTCAAACATTGTTTTATAACAACTTAGCATTAGATAATAAAAGAGTATATGCAGTAGACAGTGGCTTTGAAGATAATGTTATAGTTAAATTTGCTGACGGTAACTTTGGTGCTATACCAGTCGGTACATTCAGAATGTGGTACAGAAGTAGTGCCGGCACATATCAAACAATTAACCCAACAGATGCAGTTGACAAACAAATTAATATTCCATATACAGATGCAAACGGAAACAATCAAGTATTAACATTGTTCTGCAGTCTACAATATACAGTTTCTAACGGTACTCCTGCTGAAAGCATACAAAGTATCAAACAACGAGCACCACAAGTATACCAATCACAAGATAGAATGGTATCAGCACAAGACTATAATGTTTATCCTTATGCAGTTAATAACAATATATTAAAATTAAAAGCAATTAATAGAACACACTCAGGTCACAGTAGATTTATTGACATAAACGACCCAACAGGCAAGTATCAAAGTGTAACTGTTTATGGTGAAGATGGACTGCTTTACAAAGAAGACGCCAAAGACGTAAACATTATTAATATAGATGGTAGTACAGTTTTATCAGAAGTAGTAGAATCATTAATTACAAGTAAACTGAGCAACAGTCATTTAAAAAACTTTATATATGAAGATTACAGAAATATTCATTTAGCAGACGACAGTTTAATTTTTGATTTAACCAGAAACTACTCTGTGATTAAATGGGTAACACAACCAAATAGAGCAACAAGCACAACAGGTTATTTAACAATAGATACTGGTGGTACTCCAACAGTACTTAAAAACAATCAAGTAGGCGACGTGTATAGACAAATACAAGAAAATGCAAGAATAAAATTCCAAAGTCCTACGGATAGTTCAAAATACAAATGGGTTGTTATAAAAGATATACAGAATAACGGAGGACTAATTACTAGTTCAAGTGCAGGTAAAGGTCCAATCACAATGTCAACATCCTTAGAGAATGGCTGGAGAGCAACAGAATTAGTTGTTAGTGTGCAACCTAACTTAATAGAAAATATCACAACGGCTATTACTACTGAGATAAGTTCAAAAAGAGACTTTGGTTTAGGGTATAATCCTAATCCTTCAGGAGCATCGCAAACACATTTCTTTGTAATCAATAACTCGATTCTACAAAAAGACGCAGAGTATAGTGCTGATTTAAGTACAGGTGCTTGTTGGATTGCCAAGTTCGAATACGAAGAAGGTTCATCAGATGACGACTACTCATTTAAAATGACCACAAGAGGTAAAAAACTTTTATTTGAAAGTTTTGAAGATGTACAATTTATTGATGCAGATGAAAATTATACAGTTGACCCTGCAACAGGTAATGTTAAAAAAGATGTTATCGAACTGTTAGATAATAACAGTAAGCCAAGTATTGAAGAAACTTACTATTGGGTAGATACTAATGCAGACGGTGTAGGTGATGCTTGGCAATTAAAAGATACAAATAACTATTATACTCCAACAGGAAATAGTCCTGAAATTGTTCTCAAAAATAGAGATGTTAGAGCAAACGAATTAAGTATTAAAATGATTTCTAACTTTGGCTTATTACAAGGTGGCGATGCTAACGTTAGTGTGTCAGACACATACAGTGGTAACGAATTTATAAGTCCTATCACCGTAGAGATGAGTGTTAATAGTCAAACAAATTCAAATGGACAAGCAGTAGTAAAACCTAATTCAGGTAAAATTACAAACTTGCCAAATAGTGTAGAAATACCTTTGAGCAAATTTGCATCAAATGTACAAGGCGGTGCAAACAGCAACATTGCGTATGTGGTTGTAGATAGCACAGGCACAAACACATATAGAGGTAATGTTTCCACAACCAGTTTACAAAGAGCAAATGCACAAATACAAGGCTCAGTTGATGTTACAAGTAACACCACAATTAAAGTTAATGAGTTTGATTCTAAAAGAACATTAGGGTTAGGAAATCAAGACGTACTTAAAGTAAAATATTCAGATACTAGAGAAAGATTAGATGAAAATATTAGATTTGATATTTCAGACAAGTTTACATACGCAGACGGATATATAGATTACAGAAAAATTGAAGTGCTACCGGTCGACACAGACTTTGATGGCGTACCAGATGAACCACTTGCATTCAGTAGATTTGTAGATCCAGACGATTTAGTATTTTTTGAAAATCAAAAAGATTTACAAGGTAACGACTTTATCAGACCTATCAAAACAGGTATATTAGATTACAGAGCAGAAACAAGTGCAATAGTAGATTTCTTAAATGAAAACTTAGCACCAGGTTCAAATGTATTAGACCAAACAGACTTTACACAATTTACATTAATATTAGTACCTACAAAAACTTTTGCTCAAACATATTTAACAAACAACAAAGCAAAATTACACGGCAAGAAAGTGTATGTAGCAGATACAAAAGAATTATTTGACTTACAGATTGAATTCACAGATTCAACTAATGTTATACTAACAGACAGTCAAAGTTATACAGTAAAGAATGGAAGATCTTTCACACAGAATACCAACACTACATACCGCCCAGTAAGTTTTAAATGGGAACACGTTGCTCCTAGTGACATAAGAATAGATCCTAGTATTAGTAATATTGTAGAAATGTTTGTTTTAACAAGAACATATTATTCAGAAGTTTTAAAATATAAAAACTCAACAGAGTTAGGTAAAACTTTCCCACTTGGTCCAACTTCTGAAACATTATCACAAAACTTTAGTGACTTAGAAAAATATAAGAGTATTTCAGACCAAATAATTTATAGAAGCGGAAAGTTCAAAGTGTTATTCGGCACAGAAGCACTTCCAGAATTACAAGCAACATTTAAAGCAATCAAATTGCCAAGTGTTACAATTAGTGATAACGAAATTAAGAGTAGAGTTAAACAAGCAATAGACCAATTCTTTAATATACAGAATTGGGACTTTGGTGAAAGTTTTTACTTTACAGAATTAACAGCATACGTTCACACTCAAACAAATGATGTATTAGGTAGTTTAGTAATTGTACCTAAGGATCCAAGCAGAAGATTTGGAGACTTGTTTGTGGTGAGATGTGAACCAGACGAAATTTTTATGAGTACAGCGACAGTAAGTGATATAAAGATAGTTTCAGACTTTAACCAAGAAACTTTACAGCAGATTGGTTCAGCAGTACAAGGTGCAACAGCAGGAGCAACTGCTGATAACGGACCTTATGCAATTAACGGATACTATCCTTTATATGCAACAGCAGACGCGGCGTCAGAGGCAGGTGATGGCACTAGCCATTCACACACGTTCTTTGGACAAACATTCTATATGCCTAATGGTGTAACTTACTACCACGGCACTTATAATGTAAGCAACGATGGGTTAAATAGTAGTAACACAGGAGGAACCAGTACTAGCAGTGGAGGTTCAAGTGGAAGTAGCGGAAGTGGTGGATATTAATGAGCAATAGACCTTACGATTTATTACCGATACAGTTTCAAACAGAGACAAATCAAACATTCTTTGAAAATACTGTAGACCAATTATTTACAAAATCTAATACAGAAGTTGTTGATGGACTAATTGGACGTAAAATTCCAGGAACAGATAGTCCGTATGCGGCTGATTTTATAGAACACAACGATATAGGTAGAAACTTTTACGCATTAGAGCCTATATATACAAGCACAGAACCAGTTTCCGGAACACCTGGTAACTTTGTGTTTTACGAAGACTTGTTGTTCTCATTAAAAAGTTACAACGCATTTGTAAACAATCATAATAGACTGTTTAAATCAAAACAGTTTACTTATAGTCCCCCGATAGACATTGATAAGTTTGTGAACTATCAAAACTATTTCTGGATTCCAGAGGATCTAGACATAGTTAAAATATATGGTACAGCAGACAGTCCAATTAATATAGACAACATTCCAGGATCTAAAACTTTTGTTGCCCCAAATGGTACAGAGTTGCTTAACGGTAGTTTTGTACAATTTACTGGAACTCACGTAAGCGGTAGCACATATACTAAGGACACAACTTATCAAGTCGAGGGCGTAGGGCAACATATAAGATTTTTAACACCTAATACCAAAGACAAAATATCAGCATATGCAACATTTGATAGTGTTGCCTTTGATGCAGATTGGGACGGTATAGGTTCATTCAGTGGAGCAGGACTTACATATGATGCAGATAATATAAATCCATCTTTGTACAGTTTCGACAATCAACCTTATGATGCTGTTAGTAATCAACGAGAAGCAGATTATTTACTACAGCAACGTGGTGCTCAGAATCGTAACCCTTGGAGTAGATTAAACTACTGGTATCATATACAAACAATTCAGCAATCAAGAATTGTTTCAACACAGGTACCTAATCCTTGGGATATCACCAGTTACGACTCGACCAGTTTCGATTATGAATTTGTTGAAGGTCAACAAGTAGGAAGCATTCCAGAGAATGCCATAAGAGCAACCAGACCAATTATAGAATTTAATAGAGACTTAGAATTATACAATTATGGTAGTAATTTTAACACCTATGTTGATATGATAATTAATGAACCAAGAAATCAAATCGACGGTAAATTGCCAATGGGTAATCCTATAAACGGCACAACTTCAGCAGTAGGTAAAAAAGCAATATTTACAGCAAATGAAACAAGTGCTGTAGTGTATGATATTGTAGACTCAGGCTCTGGTAATGTTTCATTTACTGCAAACAGCAGTATCAGTATTAGTACAAATGATACATTTTTAATACAAGAAGGTGCTGACATAGGTGCAGAATATTATTGGAACGGAACCAAATGGCTTAAAGCACAATTTAAAGACCAAGTTAATTTAGCACCTAAGTTCAAACTTTATGACTCCGACGGAGTGCCTTTAGACGACAGTATAACGTATCCTAGCAGTACATTTAAAGGAAACGAACTGTTCAGTTATAAACTTAATACGTTAAATGCAAATGACTCAATATTGAACTTTGGAATTGATAGAAGAAGCGGACAATATTCTAGTGATATGCTGTTTGAAAATGATATATCAAAAGACATATACAATTATGTTCCTACAGGATCTACATCAAAAAGTGTTATTCCCGGTTATTATTATGCAAAAGACTTAACATACGATGTTAACGGAAATCAAAACCCTAGATATTTGCACAGTTGGATGCCTAATGATGTACCTAGTTTTTATTTGACATTCGATGAAAGTAGAAATTACAAAGCAGGGCAAACTGTAAGTTATAATAAACAATTCTTTACAGCAGATGCAGATATCACTGCAGGTGTATTTGATATTTCCGAATGGTCACTGGTAGAAGATAAATTTTCTGTACAAGTTGTCAGAGACGAATACTTTATCACAGAAGCAAATAAAACTCAAAAACGTTTTGATATAAGTGCTACACCTCTAAATGAGCAAGTAGACGTATATATAAATCAAAGAAAACTACTTAAAGGCACAGACTTTACTGTGGTAACTAGCAAAGACGGAATATTGTTTACATCCACTCCTGCATTAAACAGTTTAATTACAATTAAGACAACTACAAACAGTGATGTAGATTTAACACTACAAGGAAGATTTGAAATACCTAGTGCCTTATCACACAATGTTGAGAATAAAAGTATTACAGAATTTACAACCAGTGATGTACTGAGTCACTATTTAGGTATGATAGAAGATCAGCCAACATTTAAAGGAAATGCTTTAGGTATTAATAACTTTATAAACAGTGAAAGAATACACACTGGTAATAATGCCAAAATTAGACAAACCTTCAGTGATTTGCCTACAGCAATGTTATTATCAAGAGGTAGTGTATTAAATTTAGTAGAAGCATTACGTTACAGTGAAGTTGAATACAGCAAGTTTAAAAACAGACTAAAAGGCAAAGTTAAAAATTATATAAACAATAATACTATCCAAGGCAAAACAGTTGCACAAATATTCGAAGATGTTTATACAGATATTGTGGCAACTAGAACAAATGATACTGCTTTTAAAAGAACATATATGCTACCTTGGGGCACAGAATACGAAGAAAAAGAATTTACAGCAAATGTAGACACTACAACCTTTACTACAACATTAAGTGCAAACTTAGAACAGATGAATAACTTTGTAAGTGTTTACAAGAACGATATATTACAGACAACAGGAACAGACTACACCGTAACAAGTAGTGTTCCAGTTGTAATTGCAATGACATCAGTTGCGGCAAACGATAAGATTAAAATTAGAGCATATCAAGACTCCGATCCAAGTAATATACCATTTACTCCTTCATCTTTAGGACTGTACCCTATCAAAGAACCAAAATTTGTTACAGATACAACATACGCATCAAATTTAAGTGTTATTTGCGGACACGACGGCAGTTACACTTCTAGAGAAAATAATATAGTAGATGATGTGATGCTACATTACGAAAAACTAGTATATAATAGCACGTCACAAAATATTAGAAATAACGACACAGTCAGCAAATATTTAACAATACAAGATGTTAAACCTAGTTATTTTGCAACAACAGATTGGAAAAAATCAGAAATAGACACTATATTATTTGGAGGCTTTTCTAGATGGGCAAGTCAAAACAATGTTGACTTTGTAACTAACAGTACTGTTGATGCATCAGATCCATTTACTTGGAATTACGGCGAATTAGGTCATTGGAGAAATGTGTTTGAATATTACTACGATACACAGACTCCTAACACCACTCCTTGGGAAATGTTTGGGTTTGATAAAAAGCCAAGTTGGTGGGAAACACAGTATGGCAATTCAACAGTAACCAGTAATTCAACAACATTATGGAATAATGTAGCAACCGGCTACATACCAGATGGAGATAGGAAAGGGTATCACCCAAGATACAAAAGAACAAATATTTCTTCAGTGTTGCCAGTAGACAGCAGTGGTAATCTAGTTGCACCAAACGTAAGTATAGCAAGTAGTGTTACATCTAGTTCAGATGTAATTTACGACCCTTGGGGATTTGGAGATGGCGGGCCAGCAGAGCAGGCTTGGAAGAAAAGTGTATCATATCCGTTTGCAGTTGTTTCTGCATTGTTCTTAACCAGACCAGGCGAATTTGTAAAATACTATTTAGACCCAGAAGAAATTTTAGAACCGACTGTTATGCCACAACAACTTGTAAACAAAACTACTAAAAAACGAACAGGGCATAAATTACTTTCATTCCACGGCGGGTTAGAAGCAGATAAAACCACAAGAATTTTAAAAAGAGGATTTAGTGCTATACTTGATAGTTGGGTATCTTCACAAAAATTAGATACTGATGTACAAGTACAGCAGACCATACAAAATACAGATGTTAAACTAGGACATAAGCATAGCGGATTTGTAAATCTAAATGACTTAAAACTTTATAGTGATAAATTAAGTATAGACGGATTCAGCACAGGTGAAAAAGTTCCTTCAGAAGATGTATACACAGGATTACACACCAGTGGTGTAATTGCTAGAAACTTTTATAGCGGTGTAAAAATTACAAAAACAGCAACAGGCTATCAAGTAAATGGGTACGACAAAAGCAACAATGTATTTAATATTTTAGAAAGTGATGTTAACGGCGGTAGTGCAGGAATTAAAGTAGGAGGTACTCCTATTATACCTGCAATTTTTGAAGTAACTGGAACATACAATAAAGATGATATTATATCATACAATGGTAACTATTACAAAGCAAATTCTAATTTAGAACCAGGTGATTTTGAATTCACCAATTGGACACAGGTTAACGATCTTCCAAAAGAAAATGAAAGAACAGGAATTTATTATAAAAATACCACAGGAATAGTCAAACAGATAACCTATGGTCATACTTTCCCTGATGTAAATGCAACATTTGATTTCTTAATAAGTTTAGGAAGATATCAAGAAAAAATAGGTTTCGATTTTGGTGACTTTAATGAAAGTATAGGCGATGTAGGCAATTGGGTTTACACAGCAAAACAATTTTTATTCTGGATAGATAGTAATCCAGCAGTTGGTTCTATAACAGCATTTAGTCCAATGGCAGAAAAAGTTTACTTTGAAGCACCCATTGGTACAGTTAATAAAATTGGCAAGTTTACAAAAGGCATACCATCACTAATAGATGCTGATGGTTCAGTTCTAGAACCTAAGCAATGTGGTATATCTAGAAAAGGAAGAAGCATCACAATTACACCACCAGTCGGAAAAAGTATTTTTGGTGTATTAATGCTAACAAGTGTAACTGAACACGCAACTGTTATTAATAACAAGAGTGTATTTAACGACACAATTAATAACGATGTGTACAACATTAGACAAGAACGTTTAAGGTTAAAAACACAAATTTCCAGAGAGTGGGATGGTTCACTGAATGCCCCAGGATATATTATAACTCCAAGTCAGGTTATGCCTAACTTTGAAAACTTAGTAGAAGCAACTAGAAACTATCATCAGATGTTTAGTACTCCTACATTACCAATAAAACGCACACTAGCAAGATCATTATTTGGGTATACCGATTCAGAATATTTAGATAGTTTAGGAATCGAAGATGACCAACAAATAGAATTAATGAAAGGTGCTATCAGAGCCAAAGGTACAGTAGCAGGGTTAGACAGAATACTAAGAAGTGATAGCATTAATAAAAATAAAGATTTCACAGTTTATGAAGAATGGGCAGTAAACCAAGGTTCGTTCGGTGATATAAGTTCTAAAAAGAGTTTTGATTTAATATTAAACAAAAAAGATTTTGTTAGAGATCAGCAATTATTAGAATTAAAATTTCCTGAAAGTGTTACAGGAATTGTTTCTGCGATTAATATTGTAGAGAAGAAAACACAATATTTTGTACCACCAATTATAGAAGTTGATAAGCCTCCAGTACCACCCTCAGGACTAAGTGGACAAGGAAATGGTAGAGCATTAGCAAGTGCTACACTGGCATCAGATGGTACATTGGGTAATATATCAGTAGACTACAAAGGGTTTAATTATGACAATGCACCTAATGTTACTGTAATTACAGGTAATCTGTATGTTTCTAAAATAGACGAAGTATTAACTAATGGACTTGCAATGAGTAGCAGTTTAGTTCCTCAGCCATTTAGCAACGTAGGATTGAGTAATTTAGTTGTTACTGACCACACAAACGGTGGAACAATTACAACAAACGTCGGCTTAACAACAAGTTTAAGCAACTTGGTAACAGCATTTAATATTCAAGCAGGTGCAATTAGCAATGCTAATGTAAGTGCTTCAACAGAGTTTACAAATGCAGTTGGTCCTATGTTCCTTAAACTTGCAGGTAGCGATTTCACAGTGGCAGATGATGATGCCGGCACAACGTTAGGCTATTTGAATTTAACAGCAGGCAGATATCAACCAAAACAGAAATTTAAAATTGAAGTTGCAAATAACACTACTATAGATAACATTGTTACCTCAATTGATAATACCATAGTTAATCAGTCGTACTATTCATACAGTGATAGTTCAAGACACACAATAGAATCTAATGTTACCACATATACTAACTTCCTTTCAAATGATGGTTTCTCTGTTAAAGTTAATTTTAATAATATTGCAGGTAATTTAACAAAAACAGGTGACAATTACGATTTTGTTAGTGTGTTTATAGATGGCAAAAAGATTGAGAACGATGCAGATTACACAAGATTAGAAGTAGGCAACAGTGGTGGATTAGCAGAAATACAACTTTCTAATATCAGCACATTAGTAAATTACACTACTTCATCAACAATTTTAATTATAGAAGAAGCAAGTATAACATTTGATACGTCTTTAACAACAGATGTTCCTGGTAGTAATGTAGAAGTAAAAGTCGAGTCTGACGACAGGCTAGTGGCAGTACCAGGCACAACCAGAACCTATGCCATTAGCAAAGACGATCCAAATGATAATGTTGTAACAATAGATATCGATGACAAAACAAGATTTGTTAAACGACCAACAACAGAAGATTTAAATGTTAAATTATACCCTATTAATAAATTTGATAAAACAAGTACACTGATTAAGAACAGTGGTTTTGTACACAAAGACAATGTTGACATACAGGTATTCGACATTAATCACTTTGACAGAGAAATTAGCGGAAATACCGACATAGTTTTAAATGGAAATAATATTATACATATGGCTAAAGGTGAACACGATAATTTCGATGTTTACCAATTAAGAAGTTTGAGAGATGAAACCGGTTTAAATAATTTCTACATACAGCAACCAGGTGACGGAACAAGTAAATTGTTCAGTCCTATTAGTTTACAAGAATACAATGACAGCAATATTATAAACGACCCAGAGAATAAATTATACTTTGATAACACACTATATATTAAAAACAGTCAATTACCAAATGCGGTTGTAAAATATACAAATGAACAATTAGTTTTAGACAATAAATCAATATATAGAGGAATTTATAATCCACCTCCAACCACACAAGGTCTGGTTACTAAAATTAAACCTAATAGAACAGCAAACATTGTAGGAGTTTATCCAGATATAACCAGTGAATTTAAACTTGTTAGTCTAAAACTTAATAATGTAAATGGCGATGCAGAATTTGCCAGTAATATTGCAGTTGCAGGAAACGTAGATGGACAAAATAATGTAGCAATTGGCTTTGCAAAAATTGACGGCATTCAAGATAACAGTAAGATTAGATTCTACGGCGATGACTTAGCCGCAACAGGATTATCAAATGGTGCTACAAAAGTTTACTCAGTACAAAGTGTAGTATATGATAAAAATTCAATCACAGTTTTAGAACCAAACGTAAGCACAAATGTAGGACAAGTTACTAGTTTAGGAAACATAGATATTAGAAGTACTGAAACAGTAAATGCAACTCCTAGTTTAGTAGCAGGAACTTATCCAGTTGGCATTACAAGTATTACATCAGATGGTGCTGGTACAGGATTAAGTGCAAGTGTTGTAGTAGGCGGAGCAAGTAGTGTTACTTCTATCACAGTAACTACAGCAGGTCAGAATTACTTATTTGATGAAGAAATTAAAATACCAGAAACTGCATTAGGTGGTAGTGATGCAAACATATTTGTTTTTGCAAATGTAACAGGCACAAAAGATAACTCCTCAGTTATTAGAGACCAAGCAAATGTATACGCAATAATTACTAATCCAATACAAGGAGGCAGTAATGTCCAACCAACAGGATTTAGTTTTGGCGCACAAACGGTTGATTTCTTAGCCGATGAAATAGAAGACTTTGCCAATAGTGCAGACGTAACTGTTTCACAAGGTAAAAATGATACATCAATGAGTATGGTAGATGCATATGGCAACTATACAATAGCAAATGTTAATGCCAGTGCTAAAACATTTACAGTGACATCAGACAAAATTAAATTTAAAGACATTAGTGTTTCTAGAGGTATACAAAATAGTAAAGCAGTAAGTATAACTGCCAATGGTGATGGCACAGGTAATGCTGAAATGACATTGGATACTGTTATGCCGACCAATACATTTATCAAATTAGATAGTAGTAAGTCTAATGCAATTTACCCACTTTATGCAAACACTTCTAACAATAAAAAATTACATTTCTTTGATAACAATTTTGTTACAACAGTTAGTGGGAATACTGCTTTCTATAAAGGAGAAATAACAACACAATATGCCACAGTAAATTCATATGATGCAAGTAACAACAAATTTATATTAGCAAACGTTAGTACTACTGCTTTAGGTACGTCATACGCAAACGTAGAGTTTGTACACGCAGACATAGTAAACGGAAAAGGCGAATGCGGCGACATAGTTGGATTAACAGGTAAAAGAAAATCATTAACTATAGAAAGTGCATCGACATTAAGTTTACCAGATTCAAATGCTGTAGACATTACACCATCTTTTAGTGTAAATGCAGTAAATGATACCACAGTATCTGCAAACAGTAACGTAACAGTTTTATATTTCCCACAAAAAGATACACAAAATACCGTAGAACAATTGATAGATGACTTTGCAACTACTAAGCAAAAGTCTGCAGGATTAGACCAAGTTCCGTATAATCAAGCATATATGACTACTGCTAATACAGAAAATCCTATGGTAGAATTACTACTAGACGGTGAAGCAGGAAAATTAACATCAATCGATGATATTGTAGTTGGATTCGACGTTAAGTATCTAGATGAAGAAACAGACAAAGCATTTAAAGAAGAATTAAAAGATGCAACAGGCGAGCAAACCAGAAGAATTATAGAAAATTATTATGTGAACAAAGCAAAAGATATAGACCAACCTTCATTAGAAAACTTAACTATTAGTTTACAAAAAGTAGGAGGTAACGATGTAGGTTATCATTTAATTAAAGACGGCTCACCTATAAAAATTAATGATGAAAGCAACAAACAAGTAATTGCTGGAGTAACAAAAAGTAAAATAGATGGACTTCTTTTTGATAACACAGGCGTAGGTGGTTATAAATTATCTCCTGATGCACCTGAACAAAAAGAAATAAAATTATCATTTAGTGATGATTACAAAGAACCTAAAACATCTAACAGTGATTTATTAGAATATGTTGACACAGTTCCTAGAATTAATCCTACGGTTTCTACAACCATAGTAGATAGATTTAGACTAAAAGATATTTCAACAACATCACAAAGTGGTGCTGTAAACAGATTAGGTGTTTCTAATAAAATAAAATTAAGAGAACTTGTAAAAAGAGTAAAAGACGGAGACAGAGGATTCGACGGTCAGTTTGTTCTTAGATTTGAATTTAAAAATGGAGACAGTTTTACATATGATCCATTAAGCAATGAATTCTCAGGATACAGAAATGCTATTGTGAGAATCAACCACGTCAAAGTAGATTATTCTGTGACCAGTAACGATCCAGGGTTAGTAAATGATGTTAGAGTTTCATTGTTCGATCCAGCAGGAAACATTGTAATACCTAACACAAGAGTTAAAGAAGCATTTGCTAGTGGACTAATAATTGAAGATAATATACCTGCTGATGATGTCACAGGGAATCTTAAAGCAGTAATATGGAGCAAAGACTCCGAAACAGGCGACTTCATATTTGCAGGTTCTTTTGTAGAAAGAGCATTTAGACCTAGTGAATCAGATAAAGGAGTAACAGTAGGTAAACTTGTTACCAGTGATTCGACAGCAGTTGATATTTACAACAACTTCCAC